CAGCATACGGACTTTATGATGTAGTTGTTCCACCATACAATTTAGACGAATTAGCATTCTTCTATGAAAACTCATTTGCTAACCATGCTGCTATAAATGCTAAAGTAGCAAATACTGTTGGCTTAGGGTATTCATTTATCAACACAGACTCAACTTTAGCAAGACTAGAAGATGCTGAATCAGATGAACAGTTGATTAGAGCACAAAGAAAAATCCAAAGACTAAAGGCTCAAATGACCGAGTGGCTAGAAGAACTAAACGATGAAGATACCTTTAGCCATATTTTAGAAAAAGTATATATTGATGCTGAATCAACAGGTAATGGATATATAGAAATTGGTAGAAAGGTTAACGGAGAAATCGGATACGTAGGCCATATTCCATCAACTACAGTGCGTGTAAGAAGATTGCGTGATGGTTATATTCAGATAGTAAATCAAAGAGTAGTTTATTTTAGAAACTTTCAAGGTAAAGAATCAAACCCAGTAACTAACGATCCTAGACCAAACGAATTAATTCACATTAAAAAATACTCACCAAAGACTTCTTATTATGGAGTTCCAGACACAGTAGCCTCATCTGTTGCTATGGTTGGAGATAATTTAGCGGGTAGATATAATATTGATTATTTTGAAAACAAAGCAGTGCCAAGATATATAGTTACTCTAAAAGGAGCAAAACTATCATCTGATGCAGAAGATAAGTTATTTAGATTCTTACAATCAGGACTTCGTGGTCAAAACCATAGAACCTTATATATACCACTTCCAGGAGATTCTACAGATAATAAAGTAGATTTTAAAATGGAACCTATTGAAAATGGAATACAAGAAGGATCATTTGAAAAGTATCGCAAATCAAACCGTGACGATATCTTAATGGCTCATCAAGTTCCATTCTCTAAAGTAGGAGGAGGCGCTGGAGTTTCAATAGCCTCAGCCATATCCTCTGATAGAACCTTTAAAGAGCAGGTTGCAAGGCCAGCACAAAGAAACCTAGAAAAGGTTATAAACAAAATTATAAAAGAAAAAACCGATATGGTTGCCTTTAAACTTAACGAACTAACCTTGACCGATGAGACCACTCAGAGTCAAATTGATGAACGATACCTAAGAATGCAGGTAGTTGTTCCCAATGAGGTTCGTGAAAGACTTGGATTCCCATCAAGAATGGGCGGACAAGAGCCTATCGTCTTAGGTGCTCAACAAAGAGCAGAGATTACATCTCAAGCCGCTGGCAATAGAATGAGAGATCAACAAAGAACTGATAATAACAGTGATTCTACTTCAACCACTACAGGACGAGGTCCTGGTGGCGAGGGTAGAACGGTAGAATAATAAATAGTTATAAGTTTTTCAAATCTCTTATAAACACTTATATAATGGAAGTAGTATGACTAATATGCATAAAGCATTTTGGCACTCTGAAGATAATTCAATTAAGTTATCCATGCCAATCGCTAAAATCGATAAAGAGAAGCGAACAGTTTCTGGGTTTGCTACCCTTGACAATGTTGACAAGCAGTCAGACATTGTTCCTACTGATGTAAGTATAAAGGCTTTTGAAAGGTTCCGTGGAAATTTACGTGAAATGCACATGCCAGTGGCTGTGGGTAGAGTAATGTCATTTAAGTCAGATAAATTTTATGATAAAGATAAAGATAAGTTTTACAATGGGGTGTACGTAGATGCATATATTTCTAAAGGTGCTCAAGATACTTGGGAAAAAGTTCTTGATGGCACTCTTTCTGGTTTTTCTATTGGCGGCAGCATCAAAGATACTGAAGACCAATACGACCCAGAAATGGATAAATCCATTAGGGTTATTAAAGATTACGACCTTCACGAATTATCGCTTGTAGATAATCCTGCAAATCAATTTGCTAATATTGTATCTATTCAAAAAGCAGAAGATGGACAAAATACTTTTGACGGTATAATGACAAAAATGTCACTTGAAAATGTATACTGGTCTAAAGAAAATAGTCTTGTAAGACTATCTAAAGAAGAAGACATTAGATCAGGAGAAACCTTAATAGGTTTTGTAGAAACAACTGATAACGAAAAAAACGAAGTAATTAAGAATTTAATTAAAGCATATGGAACTATGACAAATGAAAATGTTCCTACTAAAAATCCTACAACAATTAAACCTAAGAAAAAAAAGAAAGATGACGAAGAAGATATGGACAAAGCGTCAAATGTTAAAGTTGGCGACATGGTTTCATGGAACTCAAGCGGTGGTACTGCAAGAGGAAAAGTAACTAGGGTCGTTCGCAATGGAAAAATAAAAGTTCCAAATAGTTCTTTTACTATTACAGGAACTCCAGAAGATCCAGCAGTTGCTATTAGGCTCTACCGTGACGGTAAACCAACTGACACAATTGTAGGACATAAAATGAAAACTCTGAGAAGAGTTACAATGAAATCAGAACAAGTTTCTGATAATTCTAATAAGGAGGTAAATGATATGGCAAAAACAGAACAAGAAGCAACAGTAGTTGCAGAAGATGTTCAAATTGAAAAAACAGAAGTTGTAGAAGACGAATTAGTCGTTGTAGACGAAATCGTTAAGTCTGATTCAGATGCTCCAGCAGATGCACCAGCAGAAGCAGTAGCAGAAGATGCTCCAGTAGAAGAAGTAGTAGCACCAGTTGCTCCTGCAGAAGATGCTCCAGCAGAAGACGCACCAGCAGATGTTGAAAAAGCCGAAACTCCTGCTGTAGAAAGCAAAGATGATGACTTGGCAAAGGCTGTACAAACAGTTAAAGTTTCTGTAGAAGAAATTAGCAAGTCCGTTACCGCAGCAGTTGGAGATTTAGCGGCAACTGTAAAATCAATTAATGAACAACTTGCCGAATTAACAAAGAGCGTTGCAAAAGTAACAGAGGAAGTTACAACAGTAAAAAGCAATGTAGAAGAGTTTGGAAAGCGTGTCGATGCAGTTGAAGATGACACCGCTATCCGTAAGTCTGGCGACCTCGGCGGGGTCGTGCAGGGAAATAAAATAAAAAAAGGATCGATGTGGGGCGGGCGTTTCCTCAATACCGCTGACCTCTATCGTTAAACAAAATTCACTGGGAGGTGAAAAATTATGTCAGAAGAACAAATTTTAGAAAAGGCCGCTGTAACAGGCGTTATTGCTTCAGGAGGCGTTGGTGGAGTTGCTACTCCAGCATCACAACTTGGACCAGTAGGAACCGCAAAACCATCAGATGGTGGCGGTATCTTAAACGCAGAACAGTCAGCCCAATTTATCGAATATATTTTCGAGCAACAAGTTCTTGCTCGTGATGGTCGCCGTGTAACAATGCGTGGCAACACAGCAGAACTAGAGAAGTTAAATGTTGGTGAACGTGTAATTCGCGCTGCTGCACAAGCAGACGCTTCATACACTAACGCTGGAGTTACTTTCACAAAAGTTGAAATCACAACTAAAAAAGTTAGATTAGACTGGGAAGTATCATCAGAAGCACTTGAAGACAATATCGAAGGCGCAGGATTGGAAGACCACTTGGTCCGTACAATGACTCGTGCATTCGCTAACGATCTTGAAGACTTAGCAATCAACGGAACAGGTTCAGGAACAAATACATTCCTAAACATCCTTGAAGGCTTCTATGTAAAAGAACAAACTGGTAACAGTGCTGGTACATTTGGTACAGACGTTGAAGACTTGCAAGCACTTGTGCTAGCAATGCCACGTAAGTATCGTGCATCTCGTGCAGCCATGAAGTTCTATGCTTCTAGCGAAACAGTAGCCGATATCATTAATGGTCTTGGCTCATCTGGTAACCTACCTTCAGAAAGAATCGTAGAACGCGTTATTGACGGTGTAGCACCACAAACATTAGGTGCTCCAATCCAATACCGTGTACTAGGTATTCCTTTGGTAGAAGTACCATTGATGCCTGCAGGATTCGTATCTTTGACATTCCCAGAAAATCGTATTTGGGGATTCCAAAGAGACGTTACTGTTCATCGTGAGTTCCAACCTAAGAAAGATACTATTGAATATACTACTTTCTTACGTTTCGGAGCACAAATCGAAGAAACAGATGCAGTAGCATACGCAAAACAATAACCTAAATTATTTAGGGAATTAGAGGGGGAGACACCAAAAATGTCTCCCCTTCAACATTTTATATAAATGATATAATTAGTAAGGAGGAATTTTATTTATTATGGAAATATTAAATGAAAGACAATATAAAAAAGTTACTTCACTTACCGCGACTTTTACAGTTTCTCCAAGTGGAACATACACATTAGATTACGAAGACCTTTACACAGGAGAGTCATTTTCAGCATCTGCAACAACAATTTCTGGAGCAGTGTCATTTATTTTAAATCCAAAATATTTAAACTATACAGGATCATTAGCAGCATCCGTTAAAGACTCAAATGGTGATACTATCATCATGACAAACATAGAAATTATTAGACCATATTGTAACTTAGATTCAGTCGCTGCAGCACTATCAATTACTGACGGTAGTGAAATAGGATATGAAAGATTAGCAAGATATATTATAGACTCTCAAACACAAGGCTTTCCATTTGCTAGAAAAGAAAAAGATATTGTGGGTATGGGTATGGATTATCTACCTATTGATGAAAAGATTTATAAGATATATAAGGTATATCAAAATGAAGAATTAGTATATGATTCAAATCTTAGTGCTAGTGTAAACTTAATAACATTTGAAATTACTAAAGATGGCTCTTCAATTACAAACGTAGAAAACGAGTCCGATGCTGAAAACAAAACTAATTATAGACCAGTATGGCATGAGAGATATCTAAACTCTACTTTTTCAGAAGGGTCAGAATATAGGGTAGACGCCGATTATGGCTGGAAAGTGGTCCCACAGGACATTCAAGAGGCATGTGAAATGCTAATCCAAGACATTAAGTCAGATAACTTAAAGTACATAAATAGATACATAGAGTCATTTGACAATGAAGACTTTAAAATTAAATTTGCTAAAAATCCTACCGCTGGAACAGGAAACATGTTTGTTGATAAAATCTTGGAGAAATATAGAAATAGGCTCCGTATCGGGGTTTTGTAATGTTTCTTCCATCATCAACATTAGACGATATATTGTTTCCAATGACTGCAGATGTTTATTACTCTACCACTCAACAACAAGACTATGGCAATATATCTAAAACTTGGGTATTTGATAGAAAAGTAAACTGCTCAGTAATAAGTGAACTATCTAATAGAGGTTTTACTGGAGAGTTAAGAACTAAAGGACAAGATTTAATTTATGACTCAAATGCATTTTTTAGAACTAAAGAAGATTTAAGAAAAAAAACTAATGGCTCATATATGCCTATTACAGCAATAGCCATTACTAATATTAAAGACCCTGCAGGAAACGATGTATGGATAAATGGACAAAATCTTTCTAATGCTGCGGGTGCAATTAAAACAAAATATGAAATAAAAACTATAGTACCTACATTTAACTATGATCATACATTAAGACATTTTAGACTATTTATAAGCAAGTCACAAATACAAAAGTGGGAGCAATAATGGCTGCTATAAAGGTTAAATTTAATGGAAAGAATTTTATAGATACCCTCACAAATGTAACAAACTATTCTCAAGGGTTTATTGATGAAGTAAAAAGAAATCAAAATAAGATAACAGAGAAAATTGCTAGTACCTCTGTGAATGTATTCTATGACTACCTAGATGGACTTGCTAGATCCCATCCAGGGATGCTGCACCATGTTTATGAATGGGGTCAGGTAGGAGATCCATTTGCAAGACTATACGAACTTTCTGTATCGCTTCAAGGAAAATCAGCAGTTGTCAGTGCAGACTTTTTACAATCTGACACACCTTCTCCAACAAGTAGAGAAGCATTTTACGATAAAGCAAATATTATGGAAGAAGGCATACCGTTAGTTATTGAAGAAAAAGATGCTCAAGTATTATTTTTTGAAATAGAAGGAGAAGAGTTTTTTAGAAATGGACCTATCTATATTGCAAATCCTGGAGGAGGAGCAACTCGTGGATCTTTCGTAAGGGCATATAATGAATTTTATAATATATATTTTACTAAGGACTATTTGAACTCTATTAAATTTTATGATCACTTTAGAGGTTCTAAAGAATATCAAAAGAATGTTAAGATTGCGTCTAAGAGTAAGAATGCTACATCTATAGGTAGAGCAGCAGCACTATCTTGGATTAATAATGCACCAGGAGAAAAAGTATGACAGTTTACAGACCAGAGAATATAATCAACAGATATGTTTGGGAACAGTTTAAAACACAGGCCCCAGCCTTTTATAACCTATACCCTCAAACAGTAGGTGGTAGCGAATTAATTCCATTTTTCCCAGCGGGTGCAGGAAATATTCCTCCTGAAATATTAGATGGAGACTTACCATATATAGTATTTGATAAATTTACCAAAGTAAGAACAGGTGCTTATAAATATTTTTATCCTGTTAAAAGTGAACAAATGAGATATACCATTTATGGCGGATCACTATATGGTGACGCAGCCAATGGGGCAGATAGATATGGAACTACTATTAATCTTACTTCTTTAATCACCCTTGTATTAGATAGAGAAGATGATGCAGCAAATGATATAAATGAATTTGCAGAAGAACTATATGATAATTATCCTGTTTCTGCAAGTGCTTCTGTGTATGATTATTATAAATATAGATTTCATTGTATAAATGTTTTTCAATCGGGGTATGCAGAAAGTCAGCAAGATGTATCTAATTTAATGGAATATAGACCTTCTAGAGATCTTATTATTAAATACGACTATCACTCTAGACAATATAATACCAAGATACCAAGTATTAAAAATTAGCCTATTAAAAGCACGATATAATAGTATTGAGGAAATAGCCCCACTTTTCCTTAAAAAAGGAGGGTGAAAAAATATATGGCAACTTTAGGTAATAGCAATCAAATTATCGTAGGTGCAGCACAACTATTCGTTTCTAACCAAGGAGCGCTTGAATACTCAAGTGGTTCAGGTTCAGCAGCAGTTTATAACTTTGGTTCAGGATCTGTCTCAACAGTACCAGCATTCGTGTCTGGAACTAGATATGCAGATACACTAGAAGCAGACGCAAACTACAGAAACGTAGGATACACCATGAACGGTTTGGAATTACAATTCCAACCAGACTTTGGTGAAGTTCAAGTAGATCAATTGCTGGACGTAGCAAAACTTTACAAACAAGGTATGCAAGTTAATATGGTTACAGCATTTGCTGAAGCCACACTTGAAAATCTTCTTGTATCTATTGCAGGTTCAGATTCAGATCTATCAAGCGGAGCAACACAAGACGTCTTAGTTATAAACTCAGGCGAACTTGGAGCAGTTCCAGTAGAACGCGCACTTATTGCAGTTGGTCCAGGATCTGGAGATCCAGATGCAGTAGGAGCAACCAGAGTAGAACGTGTTTATGTAGCAAACCGTGCATTGTCAATTGACAGTGTAACAGTATCTGCAAAACGTGATACTCCATCAATGTTCGAAGTATCTTTCAGATTACTTCCAGCATCAAACGGTTCTTACGGTAAAATCGTAGATCGTGTAGTCGGTGCATAACCAAAACAACTAAATAAACACATTGCCCACTTCTTTTCAAGAGGTGGGTTTTGTGCTATAATTTAACTATATCCATAGGAGGATTAAATGGCAAGCAGTGTTTACGAAGTTGTAGAAATTGAGTTACAAGACGGTACAAAGGTAGAAATGAAGCCTTTAAAAATTAAATTCTTAAGGGACTTCATGAAAGAGTTCCAAAAAATTTCTGACGAAAAAATCGCAGAAGATAATATTAAGTCAATGGATCTTTTACTAGATTGTGCAGTAATTGCTATGAAGCAATACAGTCCAGAATTAGCATCTAAAGAAAAATTAGAAGATGTTATTGACCTGCCAACAGTTTACAAGATAATTGAAGTAGCAGCAGGGATTAAGTTAAACGACCCAAACGCACTAGCGGCGGCTCTAGTTGGAGCGAACTAGATCTCGCCACGATAGAATCTAAGGTATTTCTTCTAGGATTTTGGAAGAATTATCAAGAACTGGAGGAATCAATATCAATGCCTGAACTAGTAGCGATACTAGAAGCAAAGAATAAAGAAGAAAATGAAAATAGAAAATTTTTTGCAGCGTTACAGGGTGTTGACATTGACAAGTCTTCTGGAGACCAAGATGCTTGGGAAAAACTCAAAGCAAAGGTTTACAGTCAAGGCAAAACAACTAATCCAAGAGATATTGTTGCACTACAAGGATCTGCGGCTAAAAGAGCAGGTTTTGGTATTGGACAAGGTCTGGATTACGAGGTGATTGAATAGTGGCAGAGATTATTAAAACGGTAATTGATGTTGACATCAATACCAGTGGTGCCGCAGCCGAATTAAGAAGTTTACAGCAGCAAATAAATGCTTTCAATCTTACATTGAATAAAGGTCAATTAGAACAAGGCCAAGCCTCAAGAGTTTTTGCAGAGGGACTTAGAAATTCAATAAATACAGGTGGCTTTTTTAGAGCAGAACTTGTTAAAATGCAAACTGCCGCAGGAGCACTTGATTCTACTTTAAGAAAAGGTCAAGGAACACTAGGTCAATTTTTTAGTGCGTCTTTTAATAAAAAAGGCGGAATGGCCGCAGAAGTATTTGCCCTTGCAGCAGAACGTGCAAGGACAATGCAAACTCAATTTATTGCTACCGCAAAAGCATCAAAAGGTATGCAAGAGGCCCTTTCAGTTAGACCACTTACAGCATTTTCTGCTGACGCGGCAGTATCTGCTCAAAGAATGCAAATATTAAACTCAATGTTTAAGCAAGGAACAACTGGGTTAATTAACTTTGGTAAAAACGTACAATGGACTGGTCGCCAACTTATGGTTGGTTTTACAATACCATTAACAATATTTGGTACAACAGCAGGTCGGGTATTTTCAGATCTAGAAAAACAAGCAGTTAACTTTAAAAAAGTATATGGTGATATATTTACTACACCAGCAGAATTAGAAGAAAATTTTAAAGCAGTTCAAGGATTAAGTAGAGAATTTACAAAGTATGGAATTGCAGCAAAAGATACATTAGGTTTAGCAGCACAGGCTGCAGCAGCAGGTAGAAAAAATACAGAATTAACTGATGCAGTTAGAGAATCAACAAGGCTAGCAACACTTGGCCAGATGGATCAAAACGCTGCTCTTGAAACAACAATATCACTTCAAAGTGCTTTTAGATTATCTGGACAAGAACTAGCAGATACTATTAACTTTTTAAACATGGTTGAAAACCAAACAGTAGTAAGTCTACAAGACATTGCTGCAGCAATACCTCGTGTTGCTCCAGTTATTAAAGGTTTGGGTGGAGACGTTAAAGATTTAACAGTATTCCTTGCAGCAATGCAGGAAGGCGGAGTGTCTGCAGAGCAAGGCGCTAACGCACTAAAGTCTGGTCTTGGATCTTTAATTAACCCAACAAAAGCAGCAACAGATGTACTAGCAGGATTTAAAATAAATCTTGACTCTATTATTCAAACCAATAGAGGAGACCTAATGGGTACTGTTACGGCTTTTAGTGATGCCTTATCTACATTAGATGAATTTTCGAGACAACAAGCATTAGAAAGTTTATTTGGTAAATTTCAATATGCAAGACTTGGTGCATTATTTGAAAATATTTCTAGAGAAGGATCACAGGCACAACAAGTAATATCTACCCTGGGGTATTCAACAGAACAACTTGCTAAGAGTGCAGAAAAAGAATTAACAACCGTAGAACAAGCCTTTAGCACTCAACTTACTGGAGCAATAGAAAGACTAAAAATTGCAATAGCACCTTTGGGTGAAATTTTTGTTAAAATGGCAATACCTCTTGTAAACATGGCTACAAAAATATTTGAGGCTTTTAATAAACTTCCAGAAGGTGTAAAAAATGTTGTAGCATTAGCAACAGCCCTAGGTGGTGTACTACTTCCAGCCGCTACCATGATATTTGGTTTGTTTGCTAACTTAATCGGTACATTTGCTAAATTTACACACTCTATGGGAATGTTTGGAGTTACCTTATTAAGAAAAGGTCCACTAGCAGCAATAAAATCATTAACACAATCTGCAAACTATTTAAGTCTTTCAGAAATAGATGCAGCAAATGCAGCAAGACAATTAGGATCCGCAACTGAATTAGCAAACGCTGCTTTATTAAGTCAAGTAGGTTCTGCAAATAGTGCAGATATAGCAATTAAAACTTTAACTAACTCATATAGAGTATTAATATCTGAACAAACTAGAGCATCACAAGTACAACCATTTTTATTTGGAACGGGTCAGGCTGCAAGTAGTCGTGTTGGAGGAAGTGCTGCTGCAAGTGTTGCAACAACAATGGCTACTAGAGGTAAGTCTAGAATTAAAGCAGTAGGATTAAATCAAGGTGGTTCGGTATTTACACCAGACAACAGTAGCACTGTTCCTGGAGTAGGAAACACAGACAAGGTTCCAGCAATGCTTACACCAGGAGAGTTTGTAGTTAATAAAGAATCAACTAAAAATAATCTTGGACTACTTCATTCAATTAATGCTCAAAGGTTAAACGTTGGTGGAAAAGTTAAAAATGGAATTCAATACGCTATGTCTGGATTTTTAATTGGTAATACACCAGGATATTCAGCAGCAACAAATGCTGTAGCAGCCAAGTTAGTAGGACGAAGTCAAGTTGCTAAAACTGTAGGTGCTAAGGCTTCTAATAAAGTAGAACAGTTAAAAAATAATTTAGTTTATTTATTAACAAAATCAAATAATCAACAACTTACTGGTGTAAGAACAATGAAAGAATTTGATAAAAGAGGAGTTCCTTTAGATGTATTAAAACAAGATATGGTTTCAGAAGAAGGTTTATGGATGATAGATGCATTTGCAAAAGGTGATTGGAAAAAGGATGCATATAAAGCAACTCTTGAAAATAATTTTGCTAACATTGCTTCTAAATATCCAGGTAAAGAAATAAGATTTTTAGACTCAGCAGGATTAGAAAGAGTTCAACCATTACTTGGAAAACCAGAATATGAAAACGTTCAATTTGTTTCTGTAAAAGAATTACAAAATAAAGAACTATTTGATAATTTAACTCCTGAACATTTAGAAACATTAATGACAGATGGTACTCAAGTAAGTAAAGAATTAAAATATAGCAAAAGTAGAGGAACTACTACACTTAAAGATGTTTATAGAGGAATTCCTGGTATGGAATCATATACTAGGATACAAAAAAATTGGAGAGGAACGCCAAAGCCTAAAAATAGACAAGGTGCTCATATGTATAATATGGGTGGAAAAGTTGATGGTGTGCAATACGCAATGGCTGGACAATTAATAAAAAAAGGTACAAAAAAATTTAAAACTGGAAAAGTAAAACATGTAAGAAAAAATCTTAAAGCAAGAGATAAAGAAATTTTACAAGATATGGTAAATAATGTAACGTGGGAAAAAAGAGTTCAAGGTGCAAGACTTAATGATGGAATATCTTTATATAATCAAGGATACAGTCTTGAAGAAATTGACAACATATTAATAGAAATTGGATATTTTAAAAAAGGATTAACAGATTTAGCACCAATGTCTGATGCAGTAAAAAAATTTGCAAAACCTGAAAAAATTAAATCATCACAAATAAAAAACAAATTAAGGCAAGCCGCACCTACAGAAGAATCAAGAAAAGCAGTATCAGAATATTTTTTAAAAAAGGGATATATAGATGAAGAATTAGCAAATTTAATAAATGGTCCAACTATGGGAGCAGGAGTAAGATCACATTATGCAGAAGATGCTATTGCAAATGCAAAAAAAAGCAGCATAAGTTTTCCAGGATATCTTGGACAAGCAATAATTGAGCCATCAAAGTATAATTCAGTATATAATCAAATAGGAGTTTCTGGATCACCTAAAAATAAAGCAGACCATGACAAGTTGATGGGTTATGTTCAAGAATTATTAGGGATTGACAAAAGATTAATTAAAGCCGATTTTGATGTTTTTTCAATGATGAACAAAGGTGGACAAGTTCCAGGTATGCAATATGCAAACACTGGAAAAATTATTGCTGCTATGTTTAAAAGCAAGGGTAGAAATGAATTAATAGATAGACTATCTCTATCTAATCTTCCTAGTGATGTAAAAAACAAAATTATAAATGGAGAAATAAAAAAGAGAGGTGACTTTACATTACGTGCAGATCGATCACTTTTTGATAATTCCATAAGTAGAACTATATCATCTAATCCAAGCAAAGACGACCTTCTTGATCTTTTAACAACAGATTATAATAATTTATATTCAAATTCACATTTATATTCAATTGCTTTAAATAAAAATGCAGATAATGATGTTTTAAACGTATTAGCAACACAGTATAGAAATAGACTTAGATATGCTAAACCAGAAGAAGTAGGAACCCACTTAAATCAAACAGCAAAAATAATACAAGACAAAGGAATTAAATTAAATAAGGGTGGAATGATTCCTGGTGTTCAATATGCAAATAAAGGAAAACAAATACAAGAAGTTATGAGTAAAGTTTTCGGAATAAATGCAGACGAAATTGCACCAATGTTTGGTGCCTTACCACAATTAAGAACTCAATTTTTAAACAGGCCAAAACCTTTTAAGAAAATATCAGAATATGTTAAAGATAAAAGTTTTATTGATAATGACATATATTTTATTCACCCAAGAGGTGGGGAGCCTCATGAAGCAAGAATTTTTATGGGAACAGATGGACAATTAAGAAAACAAAGAATTGGGTATGAGCCTCATGCAGATTCAATGAAAGATCCTAATTTTAGACACGGAGGCGATCCTAGAAGATATAAAGAAGAAATTCTTGATCCAAACTTTGAAGCAGCAATTTATAATAAAAATGAATATAAAAATCAAGGAGCAGAAACTCTTAGACCTAAAAAGTTTAATAAAGGTGGAATGATACCTGGTGTTCAATATTTAAATCTTGGTGGTATAGGAAGTGCGGTAAAAAGAAGTCTTGATACTCCATCTAGAAGAAGTCGTCAAGTATTGCGTAGTCT